AACTATTGTCATTTTTATCGCTCCTTTTCTTTTGTTTTTTATCATTTCAAATCTGTGCTAACTTATGAATTTGTTCAGAATTTTGAAAAATATTTATTAATTTTATTGACTTTATGCACATTTTAGATTTTAGTAATTTAATAAGTTTTTTGAATGGCCAAAAATAAAATTGTTTCAAAGTCCCTAAAAACCAGTATTTAAATTTTTAAAATATAATAACAAATCGTACAAATTCATAAGTTAGCACAGATTTGAAATGATAAAAAACAAAAGAAAAGGAGCGATAAAAATGACAATAGTTTACATTTATGAAACAAATTCGTTGGAGTGTATAGCACGACCGACGGTTACAACAGCAGAGGAATTTAAAAAAAATCCAAACTTGTTTTATCCGCTTTGGGATGAAAAAACAATGAAATTCTCTGAGACATTATTAAATAATCCAATTATTGATTTAAAAACTGGAAAACTTAGAGAAATGACTGAAGTTGAAAAAATAAAATCTGGTAAAACAGTTCTAAATGACGGAAGTTATTTGGATGAGACCAACGAAACAATTGTGACTATCGCAAAACCAAACGAGTGGAGCATTTGGGATAAAGACTCTCACACTTGGGAAGTTGACAATGATTTGCTGAATAAGAAATTAAAAGAATTAAGAGAAAAAACATTAAAAGACTTAGCAGAAGCTAAATCAAACTTTTTGAATCAGCCGCTTGAAATCGAAAAATCTGGTAAAAAATACACATTTGAAAATAATGAAAGAAATAGAAATAGCTTATCTCTTAAAATGTCGCTAATGTGGACTTTGGAACAAGATAAAATTGAAAAAGTGAAAGTGCAAAATGATAAAAAAATGGTTGAGTTTATTGAATTAAACAGGTCAGAATTAAAAGTTTTGGCTAAAAAAATTCAGGACATCGTAGAAGTTGCTGACATGGCAGAGCAAATGGCAGTAGTTGGAATCAGCAGATACACTATTGAACAAATGCTAGATTTAAATGTAAAAGATTTTTTTAGAAATTAAGAGGAGTGATTTGAATGAATAGATTTGAGAAAATATTTGATTATCTGATTAAAGTAGAGGGGGGATATTCAAATGATAAAAATGATAAAGGTGGAAAAACTAAGTACGGAATTATAGAGGAAGAAGCAAGAGACTTTGGATATAAGGGAGATATGCAGGACTTGACAAAAGATTTTGCAAAGAATATTTATCTGAAGAAATATTACTTAGGGAACAAGCTGGATAAAGTTGTGAATGATAAAGTGGCATTATCTGTATGTGACTGGGCTGTAAATAGCGACAAAAACGGAATCAAAAATGCGCAGATTGCTATAAATCAGCTTACAAATGCAAACTTGGAGGCAGACGGAATAATTGGAAATAAAACATTGGAAGCGTTGAATACAGTAGATCCTGAAAAATTTTTAGAAGTTTATCATAACTTGCAAAGAATTTATTACAGAAGCAAAGTTGCTGATGATAAAACACAAGAAAATTTTTTAGCAGGCTGGCTAAATAGAGTTCAGAAAAAGGAGGAATACCTGAAAGATTGGGACAAGGAAAATGCAACAACAGAGAATAAAACGTATTCTTTCAGCCAAGAAAGTTTGGATAAAATGAAAAAAGTACATCCAAAACTTGTTGAAGTAATGAAAGCTGCAATTGAAAATAGCCCATTTGATTTTAGAATTACAGACGGTGCTAGGACAACAGAAGAACAGTTTGCTTTGTATCAAATTGGAAGAAGCAAGCCAGGAAGAATTGTAACAAATTGTGATGGGAAAAGAGCGAAATCAAATCACCAAATAAAATCTGATGGATTTGGGCATGCTGTTGACATTTTCCTTTGCGGAGTTGTAGAAAATGGTGTGTACAGAAAATTTACATCAGAAGAAGGATATGATGATAAAAAATTAAAATTAATAGCAGATCATATCTTGGCAGTAGCAAAAAGTAAAAAAATTAATATCGAATGGGGTGGAAACTGGAAAATGCACGATACACCACATTTTGAACTTAAGTAGTTTTTAAAAAAAAGACTTTGTTACAAGCCGTATGAGAACGTTAAAAATAATTTTGGTATAAATTAGTTGCCTAGTGAGTTAAAATTGATTGTAGGGCTTGCTAGGTGGCTTAGAATTGATTTTAATAAAAATAACAAAATAGGAGTGATAAAAATGGATAAAATGGTAAAAATTTGGATAATTAACAAGGCAGTTGAAATGGTAAAAGGTAAAATTTACAAAAATGAAATTGTAAACAAAGCAAAAAATGGGGCAGAAAAATTTGATGTTATAGCAAAAGACTTTTGGGAAAAATTGGAAAGCTATGTTTTAAAAGAAAAAGAAATTGACAGAAAGTGGATCCCGAATTTTATCGAAGAAATTGGAGAGGATACAGTTCTAGCTTGCATAAAGGAATTGAAAACTAAGCTCGTTCCATCTGAATTTGTTCAAGAAATTTTTGATTTTGAAAAGAAAGGCAACGGAAATATATTATAGCAGCGAAAAGAGGACAAATTGTGGGGATAAATTTTGAAGAAGTAAAAGCTATAGTGGAGTTGGGGATAATGGGTGTCATAAGCTATACTTATATTGCTCAGCAAAAAAAACTTTTTGAACAGCAAGAGAAAACTATAACAGTTTTAGCTAAATTAGAAAATCAATTAAACAATGATTTTCTAAAAGGCAAAGGGTTGGAAATAGCTTTGATACTAAAAATTCAGGATATGCGTTGGGCAGTTCAAAAACGTATATTGAAGTATATAAAAAATAATCATTTAGAAGAAAACTGGGATGTTATCAGCAAGGAAATCAAAACTTTTTTTGACGCTAAAATGATTGGCTTTGAAAGTGATATGCACGATATTATAGAAGAAACAACTTATAAACTATTATCTAAAATGATAAAAGATGAGTTTGAACAGACAAAAGAGATATTGCTGCATATCTTAGATGACTTGAAAAAGGAAGGTGTTGAGGAAAAAGATTTGTATGGAAAAGCGGCAAGGATTGTGGAGACACATATGGAATCAATTGAAAACGAACTTGTTGCAAAAATAAAATCGATTATAAATTGATAGTCAGAAATGGCTATCTTTTTTTTGTAAATAAATTTAAATATTTTTATCAAAAGGTGTTGACTTTTGATAAAAAGTGTAGTATAATAATATCAAGATAAAGGATGAATGAGGAGTGATTAAAATGACAAAAAATGAAATAGCTAAAAATATAAATAAAACAGTTAAAGGGATAGGAAGAACAATAGCTTTAGATTATAAAGCTGAGTTCAAAGTTGGGCAAATATTAACAGCTGAAAAAGCCGAAAGCTGGACAAATGGTGGAGAATTTATTGTTGAAACAACTAGAAAATATGAATATTTTCTTAACTGTATAAATGAAGTTGATGTTCACGAAGTAAACTATGATTTACTAAGTGAAGCTGAAACAGAAGAAGATGAAAAATATGCAGAAGCATATTATGAAGCATTAGGGACTGATGAAGATAGTTATTATGAAAAAGAAGTGTTAGTTCCAGCAGGTACAAAATTTGAAATCATAAGCGTTGCAGATGACAGTGCTTTTGAAGAAGTTGGTTATTGCGAAATAACTGTAAAAAGAATATAAGGAGGAGAAAATGGAAACAAAAAAAGAAACTCGGGGAGCAAAAAAAGGACGTCCAAAACCAGCAACAAGCGGACGAAAAAAGGCTGAGCCAGGAATGAAAATAAAAAAAATTTCTGTTGCACTTCCTGAAAAAATGTGGGAAGAGTTGACAGAACGAGCAAAAAAACAAGAAATTACTAGAAACAAATTAATAAAAAATATACTAGAAATTTATTTGAAAAAATAATAAATATTTTTATCAAAAGGTGTTGACTTTTGATAAAAAGTGTAGTATAATAATATCAAGAAAAGGGGAGATTGTTAAAAGACAAGGAACAGAAAGGAGATAAAATGAACGGTATGACAGATTTACAATTCAAAGCGTTTCTAAAATCAATACTTGAAATTTTAGAATCAAGCAAAGATTTAGATGACGCAAAAAGCAAAATAAAAGCCCTACTGAACGAAATTCAATAGAGCTTAAAACAAAACATTTGGAGAGTTATCACCTTGTCGGTAACTCTCTATATAAAAGATTATAACAAATAATCTTTAAAAAGACAAGGAAAAATAAAACTTGGAGGAAATAAAGATGATGAAAAAATTAAACTACTGGAATGTGAAAGAATATATGTCTGAAAAAGACAAAAAAGCGTGTGAAGATGCTTGGGACAAAGAAATAGAATTGAGAGTTGACGAGCACGGAAGAGTGTTCGATGAAGCTGATACATACATCGCTGATATAGTGTATCAAGAAAGTTCAGAATATTAAAAATAAATAAAAAAATAAAGGGCAGACTAAAAATCTGCTCTTTTTTGCTTATAAAGAATTATATAATTCTTTTATTCTTTTTCTTTATTATCAATTTCAATTTTAACTTTCAGAACTTTAAGATCCTGAATTTTCATTTCTTCCAGTTCTATAATTTTAGTTTTTTTTAAATTCTGAATATCTTTTTCAGAAAGATTTGTTATTTTTAATTTTTTCATTTATCGCTCCTTGCTTTTTTGATAAGGATTTGATAAAATAAACTTGTAAAGGATTATTTTATTTCTCTATTGATATTTGCGGTATCAGTAGAGAATTTTTATTTTATCAATTAAGGGGGCAAAAAAGGGGCAAATTTTTAAAAAATTATTATTTCCTTGCATTTTTTGTCAAATACTTGTATAATAAAAGCCTGTAAAAATAACTATAAATAATAGTAATAAAAAATATAATGATGTTTGGGATATTCCATCTATAAAAAAAACCTTTTGGAAACACATATTATTCAAAAGGATAGTATGTTTTTTTTATTGCTTAAATTATAGAAAAAAATAAAAAATAAAAATTTTTAAGGAGGAAATAAATGCTTAATTTTTTAAATCACCTGCAATTTGGAGTAAATGAGCTGTTATGGCTTTCATATTTAATTTTAAATTTTTCGGCAGTAGTACTTGCCTATAGATTTTGGGGAAAAGGAGGACTACTATCAGTTGTGCCGTTATCAATCGTTCTAGCTAACATTCAAGTTGGGAAAATGATGACTTTGTTTGGTTTTGATGGAATAACAATGGGAAATATTGCTTATGGAGGAATTTATTTAGCGTCGGATATTTTGACAGAAAACGAAGGGAAACATTACTCAAGAAAAGTAGTTTCGCTAGGTTTTGCCGCAATGTTATTTACGACATTTATAATGCAAATTGTGTTAAAAGTAAAAGTTTCGCCTGATGATACAATGCAAGGTGCTTTATCAGCAGTATTTGGATTTATGCCAAGACTTGCAATTTCAAGTGTG